GACCATACTTTGGACTCATATATATCCTTAAACCAGTTGAATCCATTTGGGGTAGATATTAAAACAGCCTTCCCGTTTCTATCTGAGAGGGCTGGTCTTACAATAGTCTGCCATACTCCATCTTTGCAGAAAGCCGCCTCGTCAAAAATAACTAGAGTGAGTCCTCTTCCGCGTAATGAGTCTGGATTATCGCTCCCTTTGAAGTATATCTTCGATCCATTGGTGAAGGTTACTTTTAATTGAGTAGAGTGGAGATTAGCAATGGCTGGAGCTAGAGTCTCTACATGCGTTAAAAATTCTTCAAAGCCAACTTCTCTTGCGTCTCTGAACGTAGGAGCAACCCAAAATGCGAGTTGATTGGGTTTTTCAAGAGAATGTTTTATTAACTCTTGAACACACATCTTCGTTTTTCCAACTCGGCGGCCGCCTGCTATGCATCTAAACCTAGACGGATCTAGATGAAATTCTTGTTGATATTTATACGGTTTATAGTTAATCTTGATCGGGCTCATCCGCTTCCCATGTGAATGTTATCGATCCAGTGTTCTTCTTAGCTTTTTCGAGATTGTCGAGGTGCTCTATAATTATTCTCAGATGAGCAGCAGAACCCTTTTCAGCGTTCTTTACAGCTGATCTATATAGTGTAGGGATATCTGCCTTGAGCGCCATTTTAGCCTCGTCTATGATCGCCTCAATGAATTGTGGGTTCCTGCGCCATCGCGAAAGCGTGCCAGGAATGACCCCTATAGCTTCGGATACTTCAACTCCAGTTTTACCTTGAGCATATAGCTTAATAGCTTTCACTTGTTTAGACGACCATTCTTTTCCGTTCATAACTCCTCTCATAATAATAGTATACTTTTTTTTAAAATATTTTCAGTTATTATGTAAAAACAACTATATTATATATGTAAGGACTTAACACCTTTTTGGAGGAAATATGGTAAAATGTAGTATTTGTGGGAAACCCACCAACTCAAAATCTTACAGATGCAAAGAATGCAACACAGAATATTGTCGTAAATATGCCCAAGAACATCCTGAGAAGTATAGAGCCATTCGCAAAAAGTGGAGAGATAAGAATAAGGAATATCTCAATGCATACCAGTTGAAAAGATATCACTCCAATCCAAATGTAAAGATCGCAAGATCTTTTTATTCAGGATTACGAAAAGTTATACATGGCCTACGAAATGGAAAACGTTTTGTAAAAAAACTTGGAGTAGAAACAAGAGCTGAGTTATTAGAACATCTCAAATCTACAATCCCTGAAGGATACACCTTGAGTGATTACGGTTCGTCGTTGTGTGTTGATCACATTAAGCCTTTATGTGCATTTGATCTAACTGATGAAGAGCAGCAAAAGATAGCTTTTCATTATACCAACACGAGGCTGGTATTAAACCAGGAGAATCTAATCAAAAGTGGAGAAGATAAAAAACAATCAATCCAGAGCTAAAGAGAGTTTAGACATGGAGCTTTCTCATATATTTATCGATTGGGAGAAATTCTCGGAAGAAGACAAAACTGAGTATAGATTGAAGCTTCAAACGATCAGAAAAAAAAGATGTAAAAATAATAAAAATTTATTGACTTTACCTGAATAAAAGACTATATTATCTATGTAAAAACAATCTTCTAAGGTGATCTTTGACATTACTAAACGCAGCAAACTGGTGAACCCAGTATAAAAAGCCGTGAGCAAAAGTACGTCAAGCGAAGCGGTTTTTCTTATGGAGTTTCTTAAGGTCTAAAAACAACTCTTCTCCAAGTGATCAAAAAGAGTGGTGGGGGTTTAGAGATCTGTCTAGATGAGAGCGAGATAGTAAACGCCCGCCAGGGCTAATCATCCTTCTGTTGTTGAATGTTTAATGGAACTCTATTCATATAGATCTATCTGTTAAAAGCGTGAATGTGTTAAATCCTTGTATAATAAAATATATATTTTATATCTTCTGCTGCACTAGACTCAATCGCCGTTGGGCTCTGGCTTTAAACAACCGCTATAATTATAATGATTAGATCATATAGAAGCTTTCCGCCAACTGCTAATAGACTTCCCCATAAGACACGATCTCTTAATTTTCTACTTTTGTTGTTATCCTCCAAGACTGCTAAGCGGGGACCAAAAGAAGTCATACCGTCCAGTTTCCTATCCATGCCAGCAACGGATGTCTTTAGTGAACTGATCCCCGCGCATAACTCAGAGAGAGTTTTAGTAAGATATACTTCGTCCATTATGATATCTTTTGTATGAAGAAGGAAGTTGATCTAGGTAGAGCAGTTTTAGTAGTTCCCCATTTAACTAATGTATAAATTGTTTCGTTTTCTGCCAGATAAAATGTTGCGATATTACTATAATCATAATACGCAGCATTTTTAAGCACGACGCGGCCATCAACCTCCATCTTAGTCATATTTGGGAATGAAGGGTTAGAAACAGGATAAGCAGCCCATTGGATGTTATACGTTCCTGCCTCTTTAACTCTAATTCCTGAAGCATTTGGTTGTTCAAATACATCATTATCTATAACTCTAGTAGCTCCCCAAGTATCCCAAAGAACAGTAGTCCAAGCGTTGCCTGTGAATGAATAAACTCCAGTTATTTCAATAGCGCATACACTTCGAGACTCACCGCCGCCACCACCTTCTACTTCAGCAGGAGCCCATGACGCACCGTTATAAACAAGAGCGTTTCCACTCGCAGCACCATCTGTAGATACATCACTTAGATCATCAAGAGCAAGGTCATCTAACGCAGCAATACCCGAAGCGTTAGTGTTAATTTGACTTTGTAAGTATCCGCTAAAAGTGACCCCACCGAGACCATCTATTTGATCTTGAAGATGACCACTGACAGTGTCAAGTTCTGTATCTAGATTAGTGATACCACTTATGTTTGTGTTAATCTGACTTTGTAAATAACCACTAAACGTAACACCACCAAGAACATCTATTTGACCTTGAAGATGTCCCGACACGGAATCCAATTCTGAATCGAGGGCAGTTATACCAGAAGCATTGGTGTTGATCTGACTTTGGAGATATCCTGAGATAGTGCCTGCATCTAAGCCATCAATTTGATTTTGTAGATATCCGCTTACATCAAGATATCCGCTAACAGTATCTATTTCAGTATCAAGTGCGGTTATTTGCGTTTGTAAGAATCCGCTAGAATTAGCGTTAACGGTAATCTGGGTTTGTAATGCTCCACTAACCGTTCCAATGTAAGTATTGATATGTCCGCTTATATTGTCTATATATCCACTTAATCCTGTTATTTGTCCTTGCAAATATCCACTAGCAGTATCTAGTTCTGAATCTAATGCAGTTATATTATCAGTATTATTCGTTACTTGAGTCTGAAGAGCGCCACTAACGGTTCCGATATAAGTATTAATAAAACCGCTTATGTTATCGACATAACCACTCAGATTAGTTACTTGAGTTTGTAAACCACCGCTTATATTCTCCACATGGCCACTGAGATTTGTTATCTGTGTCTGCAGCCCGCCGCTTATATTTGTCAGATTAGTATTGATATGTCCGCTAACATTATCTACTGACGTATCAATATATGTTGTAATATGTCCACTAATATTATCAATATAAGTAACAATGTGCCCGCTTGCATTGTTGAGTTCGGTGTCGAGATTTGTAATTTGAGTTTGTATGGATCCGCTTATAGTTTCTACATGACCACTAAGATTAGTAATCTGGGTTTGTAATGCTCCGCTCACGGTATCCGTATACCCTTCTAAATATCCACTTAAAGTAGAAATTTCAGCATCCGTTGCAAAACCGCTTACATTAATCTGTTCGAGTCTAATAGTCATAATTATTTCCAATATCTAACACTAATAACGTCAACGTTGTTCAGATCAAAGCCACCATTAGCCGTTGTGTTGTTCCATTTAATTTGAACAGGATCTACATCAAATTTGAATGAAAATCCAGTAGTTCCGCCACCAATTGAAACGGTGTTACCTAACAGATCTATGTAATCATCAACTCCATAGGAAACCCCATTTACACTCAAATATGCATCTTCAACCGTTGTTTCAGCGGATAACGGCGTGTCAGACAAGTTATACCAAGAATCATTCATTGATTCACCATTTCCAGTCAGCACTTCTGTTATCAGATCTAGTTCTGGCCCTCCACCAAAAGCAGCCGTAGAAACAGAAAACACATCCCAATTAAGAGGGCCAGTTGTTCGTAGCGGTTTATCTGAATATTGAATATCTACTGTAGTAGGAAGTATAGTTTCTAATAGTCCGTTAGCTTGCGCACCATATCTCTCAGATTGATTATCTAAAAATTGAGCGATTTTGATCTTATAATCAGCTGCGCCTTCGGTCAATGACGTTTGACCAATTGAAACATTATCAAGTTGTGTTTCGTTGTCACGAACCTGCTCCATAACCTTGTCGTCAGCGAGATTTCGATAAATCAAATTTAACCCAAAGTAAATTTCGCATTCCTTGATAATCTCCAAGAAGGCATTATATTTTCGACGGGCTGTATCTTTATCATAAAGCTTAGAAAATCTATAAAGGTTCTGTTCTCCAGTAACAAGATCAATATATGCTCTTGCTACTTTTAAAGCTCGTCTCACATCATCACTCGGAACATCAGCAGAAGTCAAATTTGATCGATTATACAGATCGGTAATAGAAGCAAAACCTGCTCCATCGAACGACGTAGTTAGAGCAGCGAAAGGCTTTGCTTTATCAAAGTCTCCACCATATACAGCATCAGATAGCGGCCCATCTATAGCTTCAGAAGAATTATAAAATTGTATTTTATACCATTTGGCTGTATCAATATTATCATGTTCTGTTCCCCGAATACCAAATACATATGTATAAGTGGCAACTAAAGAATATGTTCCAGTTTCTGAACTTGCTTGATAAATTCTTATATAATCATAATCTTCCGATTCTGGTATACTGTGTAAGAAGACTCCTTTTTCAATTGACATCATTTACTCCTTAACTAATCGCATCTTCAATTTTGCGTCTTATGTGTCTTGGTAGTTCTTTCGCTATTTTCTTTACACCTCGCTCAAGAGCTTTTTGGTATTCTTTGGCTTCAGGACTGTCTGACTCTACAATATGGCTTAGGGCTCGTTCTAACGTCAGGCCGCCCAGTGTTCCAACTAAAAACCCACCGCCAGTCAAGGCATACGCAGCTCCAGTAGCGACACCGAGGGCAGCAGTGCCTAGCGCCCCTCCTTTCTTGCCGATTTGTTTTTCCCCTAAAAGGGAACCAGCAATTCCACCAGCCGCATAACCGACCGCTTTTGGATTAGCAGCAATCCATCTTGCTCCTAATCCTGCTGCTTTTCCTAATGCATAACCTAATGACATTTTAAGTCTCCGACGGCAGTGTTAGTTTTCTAAATGGATCATAACTTGGTCCAATTACGTAAGCATTTGCTTCATAAAAACATATCTGGTTGCTTATAAATCTTGGGACGATTTGAGATATCTCATACTCGTTCCCTAAATAGGATAGGGTCCAAACTGTTCTTTTGACAAATCCACCATCATTAACTAAGAAAGTTCTTCCCATGAAAAAGTCAGGCTTGAAGAACAATTTCCTGATATCTCGCTCTATAAACTGTTCAAATACAGTGTCTTCTTTTGCGAGTGAAGGGAAATCATAAGTATCGGGATCTATAAGTATTTTGGTTGTATATTCGGCTGGCTCAGCATAAGCCCCTCTTCCTGTATCAGTTGCTCCTTCTACAACCTCATATTTCTTGATTTTGGCTGGTATACCGATTTTAGCAAAAGCAGCCATATATCGCTCAGTAAAATCACCCGTAACATTTTCATCATAATAATCTATATTAGTTGAAAAATCTCCCAATACTCTAAAGTCCACGCGTAGACAACCAGAAGTTAGTGGATCTATGTCATAAGAAGCAGTCGTTGTGTCTGGAGCAAAGGCAGAATTAACCAGAGATTCTTGAAATACCGAAGTTATTCGAGAATCATCTCCATTTTCATCGTCTCCAAATCCAACTTGATAAGCCATTCTCACATTTGCATAATTACCAAAATATTGAATTCTATCATTAAATGGTCTAAAGAATTGAGCTCCAGTAATATCTTTGTTCGTCTTAGAATTTACTATTTTCCAATCTCCTTGAACCCCTGCTGCGCTAATTGTTTTGACGAATAACGTTGGATATGAGTCATATTCAAAAATAGCAGAAAGCAAGAATCTTCCACCTTGGTCACCGATTATGCTTAATCTTAATTGTGGATCTCCTGTAGCATTATCTAAGTAAATAGAACCACCACCAGGTTTAACTATTGAATAATCAGTCCAACTACTACCAGAATCTGAAGAAATAAAATATCTAAGAGTGATGTCAGTATTAGCCCCGTTTGTATCTCCATAAGCGGCCAATAAAACACCGTTTCCATCTACAGCGATTGAAGGATCTTTAACATATAAAGAAGATGAGCTTAATAGAGTATTTGATCCAAACACGTGGTTTAATTTATCGAATGTAGTGAATCTTAGCCTATCTGATAAGTCCGCAAATACAATGTAACAATATTGGTTGTATGATGCACTATCCATTAATTCTTGAGCCGTAAATGTAGACTCTGTTGTAGAAAGTGCCCACAATTCTGTCGTTCCTGCTATATCGGCTCGTTGTGAATTTATCATCGAAAATTCAGCGACTTTTAAGTAATTATTACTATATTTTGAGTAGAAATTATAAAACACACCACCAGGATCACCGCATATTGAACCTATATAGTCTCTATACCTTTCTTGTTCTGTCAAATATTCATTGGTTTCTGGTATGTAATCAGTAACAACGGTTGCAAGTAAGTAATCTTCATAGACTTCTCTGTCTAAAACATCCGTATCTATCTCATAAAAAACACCATAATTGGTGCACAGATAAATTTTCTCTAGAGCTTCGCACTCTATTAAAAATAGCTGATCTCCAGAATTAGTCGAATTAGATCTATTGAAGGTCTTAATCACTGAATGCCAATTCCAAGTGAACCCATTATCTGAAGAATAATATAGATTGATATTTACTGGGTTAACATAAAAAGCGGCCCACATATTACCATTTCTATCAATTCTAAATGCTTTGTTCATTGAATTAACGTTATTCATTGAAACTGCTCTAGAATTGTATGTTTTATATTCAATAGCCGAATCGGTAATATTACTCATAATTAACAACCCCAGCACCAATTAGCATTGTGCCATAGCCAAGATCTGGATTATCTCCAGCAGTATATTTAAGATAAATTCGCTTAATGTCATCGGGTTCAGCACTAAAATAGACGTTTGATCCCCATGTTACATTATCTAAAGACAATCTTAAATTATCATATAGTTCAGTATTCAAACCCGAGAGATAGAGGTAATAACTTACACCACTAGTTCTCAGATTTCCAAATAAGAAGTAATCGTTCTTAGTTTGCTCATAAAAGAGATTACCTATATTTAGTCTATAAATTCCTGATGCTTCTGAAGCTTTTGTTCCAGTAAAACTTTTATTTATGAATATGTATCCGCTGGCTGTTAAAGTAACGGCTGAGCCAGATGGTAACAACCCACTTGGATCAGGTGGGGTTCCAGAGGGAACAGGATCTGGATCTTCATCTTCTGGAAGTTCTCCTTCTTCAACCACAGTTAATGTAGCGTAAGATATCGCGGTTCCATAAGCATTTGAAACAGAAACAGCATATTCGCCTGTATCATCAGCATCAACTCCAGTTATAACATATTTATATGAATCGCCGCCAACAGATACTCCATTTTTACTCCATCTATAAACAAAGGGAGCCGTTCCATCCACAGTAACTTGAAAAGTTACAGTATCCCCTTCATCAGCAATCTGATCACTAAGTCCTACTAAAAAGGTTGGTGGGTCTGTTTCTGCAGGAGGAACATATGGATCTGATGTGAATTCAAATTCATCATTAAAGTTTTGAACATCGCTGGTATTGAAATAATTCTCTAAGTTGTATTGAGTTTTAATTTCTTGCGGCTGCATTTCTCCCTTCATAATAAACAGCTCGTCTAAATTCTTCCGAGTCATGTATGAATATGAACTGATGAAATAATTATTAATCTTTCTTCTACCAACTTCTAACGGCTGCGCTGTTTTCAACATGCCAGAATAAACACCGCCATCTAAACCAGCATCTCCTTTATTTACTGCACCAACTGCGTCGCCATTCTCATATATATTAATTCCAGAATAGTTAGCAGATCCATCATAAGTTCCAGCAAAATGTTTCCATGTTTGAGCATCCCCAGTCATACTCCCGATGCTTTCTGCGTAAATGTATCTATATAATCCGCTATTCGATCGTGAGTCAAACATATAGAATCCGAGGTTATCTCCAAGGAATCCAAAGTCCCACTCTCCATTTACAATATTAGTTCCTTTTCTAGCAACACACTGATCAGACCAATCAGGATTAGCTGCTTCGGTTGCATATAACCATGTTCTTACCGTAATGGCTGGATCTGAGTAATTCGTCCCATTTGTTAATCCAGAGCCGAACTGCAAAGTTGAAGTATGGGCAGCTCCATAATATGATAAAGGAATATCACCCGCCATCAATGGATTGACTCTTACTGCACCTCCATCTATACGACCGCTTCCGAGAACTTTGTAACTTGAGAATTCGTGATCTGGCACTGGGTGCTGGTGACTATAACGAGGAATTAAATCATTACCATTAACTGATTCTTCTAATCTAGCTATTCCTTCTGATGCATAAGTTGTTATCATTTCCCCATTTGAGAAATGATACACGGCTACATGATTGAAATCTCCAGTATAGTTGTGTGTCCACGTCTGAGATGAATTGGGAATATTTAATTGAGTGCTACCGTATTGTAATATGAAATAGGTGTTATTATCCTTATCCAGCTCAGGGAATTTAACCCACATCCTTAGCTTTTTATTAGTAGGATCCCACACAACGATTTCTCGTTCGTAGGGAACTCCACTAACAGACGTAACTACTAAATCGTGGGCGTCTGCTCTATATACATGATCCCAAAACGCTGTAGGTAGACCTTCTTCTCCAATGGGGACTGGTATATTAACCATTCCACTTGTTACATAAGTTGGATCAATATACCCTGATATTCCGTATAATGAGCCACCGTATCGGCCTGAAGCATTTGGATCACCCGCTCCATCAACCGTTAAAGTTGCATTGTTTGAATATACTGTTCCATATTCATTTGAAACTGCACATCTATATACACCAGCGTCTTCTGAATCAATATATGATAAGAATAAATCTGAATCGGTTTCGCCATAGATATTAGCACCATCTAGTTGCCACTGATAATAAAGAGCATCATCTGCTCTCACTGTAAAAGTATGATATTCGCCAGTTTGTTTAGACGCACTTTGAGGATGAACGGTGATAGTTGGATATAACGTTGTAGGAGCTACAGGAGCTGCTGCGGTTATAGTCAAATTACCAGATAAACCAGCTTCAAATAATGTTCTTGCTATATCATCTGAAACATCATAATCCGTCATCCATAACTCATCTAAATTCCCGTCCATTGGATCATATTGAGACGCAATATTAAATTCATTACCATTCTGTAATGTAGATGAGAAATTATCATGTATAGTAGTTGTAGCTTGCTTAACTCCACTGATGTAGATGTCAGCAGTGGACGCATCGGTTGGATCTGTAACTGTAAATATTAGTTCATATGGTTGATTTAGAGATAAATTAGTATTACAACGAACATTCATTATAGGAGGCGATCCAGTATGATCGTCTTCACCTAGAATGAATTGAGGGCGCCTATCGCCACCATATGGAAAAAATATGTTCCATCCTCTTCCATTACCGTTGAATAAACTATAAGCAGTACCACCTCTATTAGTTATCTTGGTTTTAACACCAATAGATAATCTATCGTTTAAGAAATTAGAGGGTAATGTTAATGGACTAGTTCTACGAGGACGCTTGCTACTACCAGTTAATATTAATCCGTTACCAAATGTTCCATTGTCACTTTCATAAGTCGCACTTCCTACACCATACCAAGAGAAAGTATTTCCGTGTTTTGTAGAATCAGTTAGATCGTTTTGGAAATGCATCATAGTTCCAAAATTATGAGTGCCTCCAAAAACATTATCATAAGTATCGGAATTATTGTCTACACTGGTTCCATAACCATATTGAACTAGAAATGTAATTGCTGTGCCTGATGTAACCGAAGGCACCTTTACATACATCTCTAATTCTTGATTTGTTTTGTTAAAATGTATTAAGTCGTGAGCCCAAACTACACCACTTATACTTGAAACGAATATATCGGAACCATCAGAACTATATACCCCATTAAAAAAACCAGAGCCAAAATTGGCTCCATTAACTTTAATTGGGACAAAGGTTTCAGTTCCGTGAATAGCTACACCAGTTATGGTAACCTGAATCGCACCCGAAGGCATTGTGTATGTAGACATTAAAACTCCTAAAATATTGTAAAAAGTGGGGTATAATGCCCCACTCTAAATTACTTACGTCCACGTTTACGTCTACTGCGTTTTTGACGTTGTTGGTGTTCCCTATAACTTCGGTCTATTTCTTGAGTGGCACTATCGTCCATAAAATCATTAACGTTGTCTATAAGCCGTCTTAAAAAACCCATTTAAACCTCCTATCGTTGGAGTGGGCATTACACCCACTCCAGCGTTAATTAGCTTATATCTCCGAATGAATACTTACACCGTATGCAGTTACAAGTTGATCTGAATATCCAGCATACCAAGCCATACAATCAAATGCACGGGCAGTGATATTGTCATCCACATCGACTCTTAGATCTTGCATATAGCCATAACCAATGGCTTCTTTAGAGAAGACAGCATTGATATATTCTACATTTCCTGAATCAATAGGAACGTTTCTTGAAATAAAGCAAGGAACACCGAAAGGAGATCCAACATAACCATTCATGCTAGTAAATCCTTCACCGAAACCTTCCACAATCTGCTTACCAGGAGCAGCATACGTGTCAGCTTCACCTAGGGCACTTCTTAGATCAGCCCAAGCGGTAGGATGGAAAACACCATAGTAAGGACCAGGTGCACCAGATGCTTCAAGACTAGAAATAGCGCTTAGGAAAGAAGCTTTTGCGCTCGAGCCCCAAGTTCCAGATGCGACAGTCGTGCCCAAACCCGAGAAATTAGTGAAAATCTGTTCGTCTTCATCATTGGCTAGAGCGCGCCCCATCTGCTCCCCATAAGGAGAAAGATCACTAAACGGATCAGCATAAAGCGCTCTCTTAGAAATCTGAACATAGACACCGCGCTCCACAGGAGTCAGGGTAACTCCGTCTGTTGACCAAGTAGTGCTTGACGGAGCAGTTCCTTCTGTGAGTGCAGCGGGACTTAGAAGCTGGAATCGAGGAATAACTATTGAGCCTGCGCCTTGAGGCACTTGGACAGCATGCACGAGTTGTCTAGCAATTCTATTGTCATAAGCTGCGCTTTGCGCCTCATTACTAACAATAGAACCAACTAGATCGTTGAGAGTGGTACTATTTGAAATAGCCATAATAATTACCTTTTAAAGTTTTAATCCAGGATTATCGTCTGATAACATTGAGCGATACATATCTCTTAATTTCGCTCTAGCAACTGGATCTTGTTTCACGCTCTTGTAGTCAGAATTCTGAACACTTGGAGCATTCGAGTTTTTCTTCTCAGTGCGCATCGGCTTTGGAGTTGGACTCGGGCCAGGCTGAGGAGAAGGAGACTCATTCTTAAATTGAGGATACTTTTCTATAAAAGCATCAATTGCTTCAGAAGGATTCTTCCCTTCTTCAACTTTGATCCAAGAGGGATCTACATTGATTCCTCTTTTATCTAGCTCACTTTTAACAGTGAACGAATGTTCCATTTGACCTAATTGAGTCTTCATTTCCTGAATGGAAGTCTCGGCCTCACGGAATTTAGTGCGCCAACCTGCTGCTTCTTCTCGAAGCTCTTTGACGTAATCAGCAGAATAACCGCCAGTGTTATTCGGTTTCGGATCCTGTCCGTCTGACATCTTGGCCTCCAGTGCCTATTGATTTATTAAAATCCATATTTGCTCTAATCATTGCTTCGGCTTCAGCCTCAGACAATGAAGGATCATCCTTTAAGAGCCTATCCACAGGAGTTTGAATTCCAAACTTAATATTGGTTTCTAATTCTTCTCTCTCAGGTGCGTATGGAAGTATAGCTTCCTCTGGATATTTAACATTAAGATTCTTAATGGGTTCCAGCCCATTGATTTTAAGAATCATGTTAGCTAAGTTTAACTCATATTTTTCAAAACGTAATGACTTTTCTTTAAAAATTTGCATGAGTGGATACCATTTAATCATGAGCTCTTTTCCACTTGATGCTTTTTCATCTCCAACTACAGAAACCTTTGGAATGCTACTTAATTCATATGCTTTTTGCTCAATCCATTTGAGTTGCTCTAATGATTCTTCTATTTTAGGATCTAGATTAAGGACATTTGCGGTTGCTCCTGCTGGTAAACTAATCGCTTTTCCAGGGTGAATAGTGACTCCGTCTCCTTTTTGAAATCCACCTAATACGATTGGGGATCCTGCCTGCATCTTGATCATATAACCAATATTGGTTAATTGTTGGTTGAGCGTTTGATTTAATTGTCGAACGTGAGTAGCTGGAGCATGGCCTAAATATTGGCCATATACTTCTTCCCCTTTAAATGAAACAAACGGAAGTATATCTAAATCATTCCGTTCTTGTTGTCTTTCTTTAACACCGTCTGTATAACGAGTAACATATTCGTTGGTCCAAATTTCTGTGTGTAAAGCCCTTGTTACAGATGGGTTCTTTTCACTACCTTCTAATTTCGTGACAATCGAAACAAGGCTTACAGCAGAAAGATTATCGGGGTTTTCTTCGTCCTGCACAGGACTAAATTCAGAGGCATCAAAAATAACCAGTTTGGTCTCCCCATTTTCGTCTATTCCTACATAAACTAATGCCGTTCCAGTTAATTCTGATGCCAAATCTACTTTTTGCAAAAAGAAGTCAATGTTCTTTTGTTCGTAAATGTTTTCTAAAAATGATACTGATTTTGAATCACCTTCGAATTCTCTGACTAAGGGTCTTCCGTAGAGAAGAGATGCTTTCTTTTTAATTATTACATTTGTTATATTAGCTGTAATAGGGTCCACATCATTCGTGACTAAATCTAACGATTTTTCTTGATCTGAATAATAAAAATCCTTATTCAAAAGGGCGGCTTCTCTACGAGTTTTCTCTTCCACTGATATAGAATAAAGCTGGGCTTTTGTTATCAGTGCCATTGGGGTAGAATCTTGAAACATTAGCTCTCCTTACAATCATTACACACGTATGGTGGCTCGTTTTTCGGTGTGTTAGATATAAATATCTTTCGGCAAGTTGTGCAGCGTTTAATTACTTTTTCCGATTTACTTATAGTATACGGTAATTGATTAGGTGTTTGAGCGACCCACTTAGCATGGTCAAAGTTATTGACAAAGAAGTAACGAATAGCATCCATCATATGATCATGTATACCATCCTTAAGTGCTTCTTCTTTAACACCTTGAGCGGCGGTTGCATATTGATATCCTCTGAAACTTTTAATAGTATTAATACACTGTTTTGTAACAAAGAAACGCCGATCTCCACTTACTGTTTTAATAAATGATCTCACTAAAGCTAAACCTGCCTGTATACTTGAACCTTTATTTATCACAGGTATTCCTGCATTTCTAAGCATATCAACAGGAGATAAACCACTAGATAATTCTTCTGCATTACCAGCGGGGTCAGAAAATGCCATATTGATGTCCGATTGTCTGAGGCCGTATTCTCCTAATTTTGTACGAATTAATGCAATAATATCCTCAATTTGGGTTCTTTCTACGTAAATTTCATCAAATTGAATTACTTTGTTTTGGGTAGCTCGATCTACTAATATAAATGCTATAGCTGTTGGGGCTGCGTATCCGAAATCCATGCCCAAGTAGAGGTCATACCGCTCCATGTCAGGCTGAAAACTATTTATTATGTTCTCATCATTGAAGTCTGCATAAACGCGCCCTGCTCTGGTGATAAATTGAGCAAGATATTCCTGATTAAAGTCTATTTCGCTTATTTCTCTTTTAACAGATTCTAATTCTTCTTTTGTAATTAACGGGTTCTTGTCTGTGGACCAATGGTATCTAGACCATACATCAGATTCGTATATATCCTTAAACCAATTAAATCCATTTGGTGTAGATATTAAAACTGCTCTGCCCTTTCTATCAGATAGCGCGGGCCTTACTATTGTTTGCCATACTCCATCTTTGCAGAAAGCCGCCTCGTCAAAAATAACTAATGTGAGTCCTCTTCCACGAAGTGAGTCTGGATTATCGCTCCCTTTAAAGTATATCTTAGATCCATTAGTGAAGGTTACTTTTAATTGCGTAGAGTGGAGATTAGCAATGGCTGGAGCTAGAGCCTCTACATGCGTTAAAAATTCTTCAAATCCAACTTCTCTTGCATCTCTGAATGTAGGAGCAACCCAAAATGCGAGTTGATTAGGTTTTTCAAGAGCATGTTTTATTAACTCTTGAACACACATCTTCGTTTTTCCAACTCGGCGGCCGCCTGCTATACATCTAAATCTGGATCCATCTAGGTGAAATTCTTGTTGATATTTATAGGGTTTATAGTTAATCTTGATCAGGTTCATCTGCTTCCCATGTGAACGTTATTGATCCAGTGTTCTTCTTAGCTTTTTCTAGATTATCAAGATGCTCTATAATGATTCTGAGATGAGCAGCAGAGCCCTTCTCGGCGTTCTTAACAGCTGATCTATATAGTGTAGGGATATCTGCCTTGAGCGCCATTTTAGCCTCGTCTATGATCGCCTCAATGAATTGTGGGTTCCTGCGCCATCGCGAAAGCGTGCCAGGAATGACCCCTATAGCTT